GTTTCCCAGTCACGATCCGGTCTGCGTTGGGATCGGCAAGGCTTTCGATTCCCAGATGTGATAGCGCGAGAGATCGGTTCGCCGAGATATCACCACCCCCGGAGAGGCCCGTCCCTGCAGATATTGATACAGCGGTATGATCGATGTGTTCGTTAGCAACGAAATTGGTCGCCGCGTCATGGTCCACACTCAACGTAGTCGTAGTGATGGTGATTCCGCTGCCCGCATCCAGCCAGGCGAAGGCTCCTGCGGAATCGTCCCAAAAAGCGATTCGGTCATCGTTCGGATCAGTGAGCGATTCAAATCCAAGATGACTGAGACTAAGCGATCTTGAGCTTGAGATATCGCCGCCGCCTGAGAGTCCCGTTCCCGCACTGATGCTGACGGAAGTGTGATCGACGTGTTCATTCGCCGAAAAGTTAGTCGCGGCGTCGTGGTCGACGGAGAGCGTTGTTGTTGTGATGACGATCCCGCTTCCGGCGTCGAGCCATGCGGTTGCGCTGGCAGAGTCGTCCCAGAATACGATCCGATCATCATTCGGATCGGCAAGCGACTCGATGCCCAGGTGGCTGAGAGAAAGCGATCGACTACTTGAGATGTCACCGCCGCCGCTAAGGCCGGTCCCAGCGGAGATGCTGACCGAGGTATGGTCGATGTGTTCGTTGGCAACGAAGTTCGTGGTAGCGTCATGGTCAATCCCCCCGTCGTCGATCGTAATGTCGAAGTCGTCTGTCGGACTCTCTGTCAGTGTGAAGTCGCTCGAATCGAAGTCCAGCGTAGGAGCGTTCGTAGACACCGCAACGCCGTCGCTCTGAATCGTCGTGAACGTGTCTGTTCCGCCCGTCGCAGTTATCGTCGTTCCGGAGATCGAGAGCCCGCTCCCGGCTGTGAGCCACGCGGTGGCTCCCGCCGAGTCGTCCCAGAAGACAATCCGGTCGGCGTTGGGATCGACGAGAGATTCGATTCCGAGATGCGATAGGCTGAGCGAGCGGCTCGAAGAAATGTCGCCGCCGCCGCTGAGCCCTGTTCCCGCTGTAATTGACACGCTCGTATGATCGACATGCTCATTGGCAACGAAATTTGTGGCTGCGTCATGGTCTACCGATAGCGTAGTCGTCGTAATGGTGATGCCGCTGCCAGCATCCAACCAGGCGGAAGCCCCAGCGCTATCGTCCCAGAAGTATATCCGATCGTCATTCGGGTCCGAGAGGCTCTCCAATCCGAGATGGCTGAGAGCAAGCGAACGTGTCGACGAAATATCTCCGCCGCCGCTGAGGCCCGTACCTGCTGAGATCGACACCGAGGTGTGATCAATATGCTCATTAGCGACGAAGTTGGTTGTCGCATCGTGGTCAATCCCGGAATCCAGAATGGTGATATCGAAGTCATCGGCCGGACTCTCCGTCAGCGTGAAGTCGCTGGAGTCGAAGTCCAGAGTTGGTGAAGCAGTGCTCTGAGCCACGCCATCCACCTGGATCGTCGTGAACGTGTCAGAGGTCGTTGCGGTAATGGTCGTTCCGCTGATAGACAGCCCACTGCCGATGTCAAGCCACGCGGTTGCACCAGCGGAGTCGTCCCAGAACACGATCCGATCATCATTCGGATCGGTAAGGGACTCGATCCCGAGATGGCTAAGCGAGAAGGATCGGTTCGCGGAGATGTCTCCGCCGCCCGAAAGGCCCGTTCCAGCCGAGAGCGTAACGGCCGTATGGTCGACGTGTTCGTTAGCGACGAAATTGGTTGTTGCATCGTGATCGACTCCTGAGTCTACGACGGTGATATTCCCGCCGCTCACAAGGAAATCGGCCGAGGATAAAGAAGCCGCCGTAGGAGCTGAGCCCGTGTTGCCGACGACTACCTGAGCGTTCGTAAGAGCCGCCAGTTCGGTAAGAGCGCCGCCGGAACTGACAATGACTCGATCGTTATTCAGAGCTGTCGCCCCGCCTGTCCCGCCGTTACCAACAGGAAGCGTTCCGGTCACTCCGTTCGAGAGGTCGATCTGAGCCCACGCGGGATTGTTGTCAGTGCCCGTGTTCGAGAGGTATCTCGTAGCGGTCGCGTTCTTGGCGAGCGTAGCGAGCGTATCGGCCGCCGAGATGTAGAGCAGATCGCCCTGAGACGTTGTCGAAATTCCGTTGAGACCAATCCCGTTCGCGTCGCGAGTAATGAGCCCTGACGTCTGGACCGTCACGACAACGGCCCCGCTATCATCCAGTTCAAGGCCGCCAAACCACTGATCGAAACTCCTCGAAAACCGATCGAGGAACCGACGGAGAGCCGGATCGTCAATGTCGGGAACGCGACCGAAGCCGGTAATCGAGCAGGCTGGCATTAGAATTCTCGACTGAACTTCTGGGAGAGTTGCGAGATGCGGGCGTTAATCACTTCCATCGTCCAGGACTCGCCCGCCGTGTTGTTCCGGAGCTTAACGAAAAAGCTATGCCCGTGCAGACGGGTTCTGTCTTTGACGTTCCTGCCGGACTGCAAAGTACCTGTCAGCATCGCCCCCGCTGTCAGCGCCTCCTCGGCCGACTCCCCGAGGTGAACGGTGTAAGTCACGTTACTGGAGCTGGCCCCGAGAATCCCGGAAAGTTCCTGCAACATGATCGCAAGGAAGTTCGAGTCTTGAATCGGACCAACCATCACGTAACTGTCGATCGCCGTCCCGTCGTCGTTATAGGTCGTCCCGTCGATATCGAGCTTCCGCACGTAGCCGTCCCAACCTCCCATCAGAATCGTTCGATCGTCAGGGTCGTCGCCGTCGTACAGATGGATCACTTTCGGGTTGTGATCCGTGTTCGCGAAGACCCACGGAAACCATGCCTTGTTCCTCATGTCGAACCAGTAGTGAGTCGCAGCCGAGGTGATATCGAGAGGAGTCACCGTCAGAAGCAGCCCCTGCATCCGATCCGAATACGCGAGACGGACAACGACATCCCCGAGCTGCAGCACCGACAGTCGCTCATCGATCGTGGTCTCTGCGATCCGCTGAGGCATTCGCTGACCGGCTTCAATTCGATACAGGCCGCCACGGGAACCCATAAACCAGATGGCTCTATCGGGCGTCTGCGTAAAGGCTCGCCCCCACGCGACACCGGTCACGTCTGAGAGCGTATCGAAACGGCCGCCGGCGGCCGGGTTTCCCGTCATCTGGCTGATGGAGTGGTCGCACCCGAAAAGAAGGTAGTCATTGTCATACGGCATCAAGGCATTGATGACGTCCTGCAGCTCGGATGCGTCCGAGGTGTTACCCGCAACTGCCATCGTTTCACAGGTCGTCGCCGGTGAGTAGTCGAAGTCTGACGGGTCGGTCATTGCCGTCATAAACCAGTTCTGAGGATCGCCGATGAGACCGCTCATCACTACCCGAGACTGCCAGACCGTAATCAGCCTCGGATAACGGCCGTCGTTATCAACCGGGAAGCTGCCGGCCGAAGCCGTCCACGAGACAACCGAGTTGTTTGAGCTTTGGTACTTCTTCGTGTTGACACCGTCGGCGAAGTAAATATCGGGGTAGTAACTGGACCCGTAGACGACCGGCCGTGTCGCATCAAAGGCGTCTGTCCCGTTCGAGACTTCCACGACGCTCCCTGTGTCTATCCGTTTAACGGTGCCGCCGGCGACCACGAGTGTACGCACAGCCCGCTCTCGAAAAGCGCTCGGGTTGACCGTGTTGACGGTATTAACACTCAGAGGCTGGTCCTGATCGTCAGTCTCAGTATCAAGGCTCCACGTCACTGTAGACATCGCCGTGTTAAACTTCTTGACGTTATTCCCCGAAGCGTTTTGTATCAGGATCGGGGATGCGTCAGCATCTACCAGAACACGGTCCCACGAGGTCACTGAATCGGGATCAAGGGCGGAGTCCTGAACTCCATCCGTGTTGCCGTAGATCGCGGCACTGAAACCGGACCCCATCACGTCCGGACCCACGCAAACCAGCGTGTTATTCGCAAAGTCGTACGCCATGTCTTTGACGTAGTCGTCCTGTGTCGCAACATCAGAACTGGTTGTGACCCACGCCTGAGTCCCGTCCTTGTCCCTCTTGTCGAGATACGCAATCCAGTCGACAGCAGAATCATCGTGGTGAGCGTACGAGAGGATAAAGTTCCCGAAGCCGTCGCCTACAATCGCGTAGCAGTAAACCGAGTCCCCGGACGCTCCTGAAATAATGTCTGTAGCCGATACCTGCAGACCGGTCTCTGGGTTCAAAACGTCAAACTGGACCTTCGGCCCGGTATTCGTCATCAAAACGCCGAGGTAACCGCCGCTCGCTGCGAGATAGTTCTGATACTGAGTCGTCGGGGCCGAGCCGGAAAGCGTCGCTTCGCTCTTCTTGACCCAATAACTGGCGTCGATAGCCGCTCCGGTCGAGGCGTAGTAACGATAGATAGCATCGTTGTAGTCACCCGTCGCATCGAAGAAAATAAAGAGCCTGTTCCCCAGAACCGCCATGCCTTGAACGATCCGGGACGAGCCCCCACCCGCGCCGTGATTGACCGTAATCGACCAGACCTCGGTCCCGTCGACTGTCCGCTTTGTGATCGTCTCGAACGCTGACGTCGCGCCGTTCCGCATCGCAATGTAGACGTTGCCCTCTGCGTCCCAGCAGGAGCACTCGTAGACCCATCCCGAGCTGCCGCCGGTCGCGTACTCGGCCCCGTCTTCGTCGTGCAAGGCGAAGCCCTCGCTCGTCGGGTTACCAATTACGAACTGATTCGCACCCGTCGCGGCTCCGAAGTTCGGGCCGATCGTGTGTACGATCTCCTGAACGCTCGCGTCGCCGGCAATCTGTCCGCTGACCTGCTTAGCGATTCCCGGCCGCTGGCCGCCTCGGGACCGTCCTGTCGTCATCTCGAAGGCGAGAACGTTCTGCAGGTCGGCAGACGTCTCAGGCGGCTGATCGCTGTAGCCAACGATCTCAGAGAGGCCCTTAGTCGGGAACGGGAGCCGGATCAGTGGACCGGGAGCTGGCATCGATTTCTTCCTTCAGGAGAACGCAGGCTTCACATTCAGCCATGTGCTTCCTGAATTCTGCCTCGAATGTGACCGAGGGGGAAGAGATCACCTCACCGCACAGGCATTTCGCCCGCTGAGTGGTCTGCGAAACGTGCGGCCGGTGCGACCAGAGAACCGGGTCTCGATGAGGCTCTCGGAAGATGAATCGGAAGAGCTTGAACTGAGGCGAAACGTGAGTCATCAGGACGTGTCTGATCAGACTACTGTCCTGAACGTGACCGCGCGAACTGCAGTACGGGCAGCTAAAGCTCACGACACTCGGCCTCCTGAATCTTCTTCCAGATCGTCGGCGTCATCTTCGCCTCATTAAGATGCTCCAGCTTCGCCATGTTGAGCGGAGGCTGTGCCATCAGCCTCCGAATATCGTACGGAACGCCAATCCTGTCGAGAGCGGCTGCCAGATCCGCGAGAATCGCATTCATTCGCAGACGGATCACCTTAGCCGGGTCCGTTCCTGAGAGCATGTCCTCAACGGCCTGTCGGTAAAGCCCTCGCGGCCGGGCTTCGAGAACCCGATCGACGAACTCAGCGAAGTCAGGGCACCAGACAGACTCGATGAATCCACCGTCGAACTTCTCGATCCCGTGAGACCTGCGGTGACACCAGACCGACACGTACCAGGAGAACGGGTCTCGGGAACCGAGAATCACCCAACGGTCAGAATCGGCTTCGAGCCCCATCGCCGAGAACGTGTGATGGTGCCGGCGGAACTGATGCTCGCTTACGTCGCCAGATTCTCGGAGAGGAACGCCGGCAGCTCGCAACGCAGCTCGGACCGTCGTACCCCCTGTCTTCGGCAAGTGGAGAAACACACCGCCGGGGAATATCGCCGCCACCCCTCAGCCCCCATCAGATGAAGTTAAGCTCGCCTTCCTGCTCGCTGTACCAGTGATTGCACTTCAACGACCAGTCGACGGCCATGATGTGCTGAGCCTCGTTCACATGGAGGCCCCAGAGAACATCGTGACCCATGAGCTGGGTGCTCCGGTCGAAGTAATCACCCATGCCAACATCTCGCACGACGCGGGCTCTGGAGAGCCAGAAACCGGTATGAGCGGCTCCGATAGGCTCGACGCCGAAATCGCGCTCAGACAAACGGCAGACCTGAATACGCCTGTCTCGCGTCCGAGAGCCAAGACTCGACAGCACCTCGAAGTCAAAGACGATGGGTTCGCCCCTCGCGCCGTAACTGAACCGACGATCGTGAGACACACCCACAGCCGTAGCTACCCGATCGTCTGAATCCAGCACCCGTCGGAGCTTCTCGTACCCGTCGATGGGGACCTCGATATCGTCTTCAAGAACCCCGACCAGTTCGGCCGTCTTCGGGAGATGAGCGAACATCGAGCCGAACGTCTGACCGCACCGAGCGACAACCATCTCCATCGCGTCGGGGTGATTATCCACCGAGGCTGGCGGATTCGTATCCCGGATGAATGTGTAATTCGGCAAATCCGAGCAGACCGTGTTGTTAAGCAGGTCCGTAAACTCCGCATCGTTCGCGTTGTCGTAAATCACGAACTGAATCTCGCCCGTTGGGAGCGATCTAAGCGAACGCTGCGTGATCGGGATCATGGGCTCCTTCCCGCAGAACGGCATCATAAACACCGTCTTCTGCGGCTTCCCGACCTCTTCAAGAGTCCGCACCCGGCCAGGCTCGAACTCAGGGAGCGGGAGCCGGTCCATGTCGACCTCGGTCATACCGTACTCGGTATTCGGAGAGGTCCAGACTCGACGGTCGGGGCCTACGCCCCTGCGAAACGTGCCGGCCATGATTACTCGTCGTCAGGGATGTTGTTGAGATGCTCTTCGATCCGAAGCGTCGCAGACGCAGTCGCCTCGATGAAGAACACCGTCCGGTTCGCAAGGTCCGACAGGTCTCTTGTCTCTTTCTGTCCCGCGACAATCTCAATGTAGTCGGTTGTGTCCCCGGTCGCCCAATACATGCGGACGTTCTGGGTCTCCGCATGAAGGACGAAGGACACCATATTCGCATGAAACTGATGTGACTTCTCTGTGTTGAGAGACGTCACCGTCGTCATCTTCATGTTTCCGAACGTGGTCGCCATCGGCTAGTCCTCAATGACGAGCCCTTCGAGATCGACGGCCGCTGTGTTCGCCGTCGCGTAGAGCGTAGCTCCCTGCGACAAACGAAACGGGCCGGCGATCTCTCCGGCCTCAACGCGGATCAACGCCTGGACTCCAGAGCCCGAGCTGATCTCCACGTAGTTCGTTGCGTCATGATTGATGAAGAAAGCCCACCCGAGCGTGCCGATATCGCCGACTTCCAGAGCTTCCTCACTCGTGCCGACGTTCTGGCGGAAACGCACGAAGGCGTCACCGCTGACGTCAATCACGCTGCGGCCTTCAATGACGACGTCAGTGTCACCGAGTTTGAACCGCAGTTTACCGGAAGCTCTGATCTCTCGACTCATAGCGTCACGTTCACATCCGTCGCGAGGGCTTCGATTTCTTCATCGCTCATCTCAGCCACCGGAACGTCCGGCGACTCGATCACCTTGAGAGTTTCCTCAAGGTACTTCTCGACGGCTAACACGCCTTTGAGATTGTCGATCAGAACAGCTCGCTGCTGGTCGAGAGCAGCGAGCTGCTTCTGATACTGTGCCTTCCCGGCGGTAACCTGATCCAAATCGCTGCGTAGCCTGTGCTGAATGTCCACGCAGCCCCCTTTCCGTTAAGCAGAAGCGATAGTAACCGTCTGCGTTTCGGTCGCCAGCGGGACGCAAATCCAGCTCGTGCCGTCGCAGACACAACGAACACCGCCGCCGATCTTCTCGCTGGTCGTCTGGAACGCGATCGAGTCGGCCGTGAGATCATTGAACACGACCAGCTCTTCGTCCTGACCGGCGATGATCATGTTCTGATCAGCGACGTTGTAGAACTCAACCCACTTGCCGGCCCCAGCCGTAGCGGCCGCCGGCAGCGTGAACGTGACGGCCCCGGATGCTCCGCGAGTCGTCCAGATTTTGCAGAGATCAGTGACGGCCAGAGTTCCGCCGTCCGAATCGGCCGCGACCTTGCATTCGATCTGAGCGTCACCGGTCGGAATCAGGGAGCTTTGCGAAGCGTCCCAATTCAAGTAGTCGGCACTGGTCGCCCCGTAAACGTTCACGTCAAAACTGTTCGTACCGTCGCCTACGTTGAGCGTGGAGTCGTCAGCCTCGGGGAGAAGCGACAGGGCGTCCGTCGCGTCGATCTTGAAACCCTGACTGAGAGCCTCGGCGATGAGACGAAGAATGTTAGCAGCAGCCATCGTGATACCTCACTTTACATCGGAGAAGATGGTCTCGGTCACCCCATGTGCTCGTGCTCTCCACGAGTCCGCCGAGCCGGTTTACGCCCCGGAGTAATCAACTCCGTTGTACGTCATGGCCGAATGATTGAGGAAGCGGCCGTTCCCGTCCAGCTCAACCCCGGAAAGACCGTCACCGTCGTTGTTCTTCCCGAGGTTCATCCCCTCGGAGCCCTGTATCCGATCCGCCTGAATTGCGGCCGCCAGCATCGTCATCGCCTTCTCTTGCTCCTTCGGATTCAAGAGGGCTTTCATGCACTGAAGCTGAGCCATCGCCATCTTACGGCCGCCGTACGGGAACCGATGATCGGAGTCGATGTCACCCGGCTCGATGTTCTGCTCGCCGATGAGATGATACGCCGCGTTCGGCGTCGGCCAGAAACGAAGCTGCCAGCCCTGTCCGTCGTCGACCTCGGCTTCGAGCCGCTGCTCAGCGTACAGAAGCGGGTGCGACGTCGTATTCGTGTTGAGAGCTTCCTTCTCCAAGATGTTGTGTAGCGACGTCTTCTCGACCGGTGCATACCCGTCGTCAGAACCTGTGAACCAGAGATTCCCCGTCGTCGAGCCGAAGTCGCGAGGCATCTGATAGATCGTCTTGTTCGCGATGATCGGCACTTCGAGCTGAACCGTCAGAAAGCTCCACTTGTGAGCGGCCCCGTCCGGCTGAGGCGTCGGGTAGTAAAAGTCCGCAAGCCCCTGCTGAATGATGTCGTAACAGGTCTCAAGCACTCCGCGATCATAGGAGTGATGGTCGGCCCCGAGCTGCGGGTCGAGAAGACGGCCGATGTTCGAGACGAACCACTCGTACGAGCCCATCTCGTTCCGCTCAAAGTTGTGAGCCATCCTAGAACCTCATGCCTTTGATACGTCGAGTCGCCATGTCAGCCTGCATCGAAGCCGAGAGCCTCTCGGCGGCCTTCTGCGCGTACGCTCCGGGCTGGTCGTCCAGCTTCCTCTCTGCCGCCGCCTGACACACTTTGAGCAGCGTATCGCTATGAAGAGCCCCACAGATCGGGTAGCGATTCGTCACCGTGAGGCGGTCCGGCATCACGCGGTAGTTGTACTCAATCGTCGAGCCGTTCTGAGCCGCGATCGGCTTTGGGTGAACAAGGGCCTCAAACCGTGAGCCTGTCGTCGCGTCAAACGTCTTCGGCCGCCAAGTCACATACTCCGGCCAGCCTTCCTGCGGAGAGCGAGCGAGCTTCGACCGCATCTCCCGTTCGCTGCACAGGCTCGGATTCGTCTGATCAACACCGGCCCCGTAAGTCATCGACTCATCCAACCACTGGCCGAAGTCGTCCGGGAGATCGTAGTCCTCGTCATCCGTCGCGAGCGTGAGAGTTCCCTGACGAATCAGGAATGACCAGTTGAAATATGGCGTCTCTTCGTTCGGAGGCGGTGGACACAGAAACTCTCGATAGCCCGTGTCGATGATTTCCTGAATCGCTTCAAGAACAGCAGTCTTCGGGTCGCGTTGAGCCTGAACGACGACATACCTCGCTCCAGCTCCGACACTCACTGACGTATCAGTCAGAGTGACCTGAGTCGCGGAGTCGCGAGACGCGACCTCGTAGAACGTGCCTGCGATATCGATCGCGGCAAGCGCCGACGAAGACGCAATCCACGTTGGAAACGTCCCTCCCGCCAACGTACAGACACCTGACGAAACGGTGAGCGTCCCCGTCCCGTAAGCCTCGCCGTAGCCGAGCTGGCGGGCGATGACTTTGACAATGTCCTGATACGTCAACGAGAGAGTCGATTCCGCCACGGTTACGCCCCTGCTGTCCTGAGCACTGCAACGACGTCACGGCCTTTGGCCGGCTTCGTCTTATCGTCTGGCATCCCCTCGACCCAGACGTCGAGCGTTCCCATCTTCTGGCCGTCAAGATGAATCTTGCGGACAGTCGCGGCGATCGCTCCCTTCTCTGTGTTGAGCGAGATCGTGTCGCCCTCGTTGACATTGAGCAAGGGATCGATGTCCTCCCGCTTCGCGTCGCGCTTCACGAACGCTCGGCCTTCCTGCGAGAACCGGAGCCAGTTGGTCACCAGCATCGCGATCAGATGGACGTCGTTGATCTTGCCGGCCCTCGTAAGGGACAGCTCCTGAACCTGATCGATGTAGTCGAGCAGGTCTTCCGGAATCGGCCAGGTGTCATCTCCCGGCCGGCCGAGCATTCGGCGGATTTCCCGAGCCTGATGCGGCTCAAGCGGCTTTCGCTTCGGTGTGTTCGACATGATCTCTCCGTGTGTGCTGAGAAACAGAAAAAGCCCGCGAGCGGCTTCATGCTACTCGCGGGCCTCCGGATTCCACAACGTCAACAGCCAAGTGGCGGTTGAGCTGGATTACTTCACGTTGGCTCCGAGGCCGCCGTGAGACGTCTTACTTCCCTGCTGTTTACCTCGGACAGCCGAGGCCGCCTTCTTGGCTTTCTTCATGGAGTTGTCCTTCGTCGTACGAAGACCTCCTCCGCCCTTCTTCTTGCCCATTGGAGATCACCTCCTCTCAAGAGGTTTGAGTTTGAGCTGAAAAGCCGCCCCCCGAGGGGGGCTGCGAGGGGCGGCCAACGGAAGTCACTCAGCGACAAGTGACAGGTTCAAGTTTAGCGGACCTGGGCGAAACGAACCCAGCGGAGATTGGCTTTAATCTCGGCGGCCGCTCCGACTTTCGTCGCGAAAATCCAACCGAGGTCTTCACTGTCAGGGAACGTCGCTGCAGCGATATCGGTCGCCGTAACGTACGATCCGATATCCACACCATCGACGTAGAACTTGACAAGGTTGCCGTCCTTCGCTTCAGGATCGTAGACGAGACCGAGCTTAACGAACGTGTCA